AAGCCACTCCACTTAACTTGTTTAGTTTTTGTATCATAAACATATGCAGGAGCTGTTCTATCTCCTACATACATTGTCTTAGTTACTATTCCTTGTTGAGGATCTGGAAAAGTAACTGTAAAAAAAACACTACTTACTGCTGCAAGTAATGTTGATATTTCTCTTTGTGTTAATGGTGGCCATTCTAAAGCTATTTTTCTTTTTACTCCTATTCTATCTCTAATCATTTCACCATTTGCATTACGATTAGATTCACCATCTAGGTCGCTAATTGTAACTTCTAATGATTTAGGACTAGCAATTGCTCCTCCATTAATACTAAGCATATTACTTCCTCCTTTTCTATACTGGAATTACATTAATTCCACCTTGTCTTTGCATTTTCTTTAATTGATTTAAAGCAACTTTTCCTATTATGGACCCATCAATCTGTAATATTAAATCACCGCTACCAAAACCATCATTTACACTTCCTGAACTAAATTGCATTGCTTGTACAAGTGATGAATCAACTATACTTTTTAAAGTACCCATCCATTCTGTATTATTTTCTAATGGTACCAGAGCTTCCTTCCCAGCTTCTCCAAAAACGCCTAATGTTGCTCTATCAACAACTCCACCTCTTGCAAAATAATGCACTCCAACTTTAGGAACTTGCTTAGTTTCTGCATTAAATTCTCCTGTCATATAAAAATGTGGTACTTTCACTTTTAAAGTAGCATTAAAGTTATTGAATAAGCTTTTAATGTTTTGAAGCTGATTGCTTACATTTCTATATACATTATTCATTGCATTTATTGAATTGTTTCTCATGCTATTAAAATAGTTTTGAGATTGTGCATTCATTGTTTGATATTGCTTCAATATTGTAGAAACTAAATTATTATTTATGTTAATCATTTTTGTTGAGTGTGATTGGAAGTTAGAACTAATATTATTAAGCATATTAGTTACAGTTTGCAGTATATTAGTAAATGAGTTGCTAATATTACTCTTAATACTTGATGTAGTATTATTTACTGTACCTTGTATCTGATTTATAGTTTTAGTTATACTTGTACTTGCTTTTGTAAATTCAAATGATATTTTGTCTCCTACTCCATCAAATGAAGTCTTTAATTTATTTGATAAAGATTTAGAATCTTTAGTAAATGATTCTATATTCTTTTTAGCATCTTTTAAGCTTGAATTTACTTTAGTCATAGATTCATCAACTGTAACACTTAAATTCTCGTAGGCTTCTTCTTGTGCAGCTACATTTTCACTATTTACATTTTTAATAGCTTCTGTTGCTTCTGATGCAGTTGTTACTTGAGAATCATAACTACTCTTAGTTATTTCTTCTATATGTTTTCTATCTGCTTCTATAGCATCTCTTAACTCTTGCTCATAAGCTTTACCTTGTCCAGTTGTATTTCCATGAGTATCAAGCAAATTATCCAACGCTTCTTGCTTTGCTGTTATTGACTCTTGATACTTAGCAACCTCTTGATCTATACTAGATTGAAAATCAGAATTTGCTTTGTCAATCATAGCTTTCTTTTCTTGATATGATACACTTTCATTATTCTGTATAGTTTCTAAATAAGCTGCATGTCTTGCAACTCTTTCATCATAAGTTAACCCTTCATAATTAAGCATATCATCATTAATACCTTGAATGATTCCATATCTTTTCATGAACTCATTCTTTTCTGCTTCTGTTAAATCAGCATACATAACTTTAATTTCTTCATTATAAGTAGCTTGATTTTGACTCATTTCTGATAATCTTTTAGTATCATTGTTTACTATAGCATCTAAATATTCTTGTGCAGTTTTAGATAACATATTGAATTTTTCAGTTGCAGTTTTTGTCGCTTCATCAACTTCCTCTGCTAATCTAGTTGCATTAAAATGTATACTATCTAAATACTTATTAATATTAGATGTAGCAGTTCCAAACGCATCATCTGTAGTTTTAGCTGCGTCTTCTGCAGTATATCCTATTGATTCAATATTTTCGTTAACTTCTGGTTCTGAATCCCATCCAAAGAATGATTTAATTTTATCCCATAACCAACCTACCTTTTCACCTATCCAACCTAACACTGCACTTAAAGCATTTGAGATATTAGCCCACCAACCAAATTTATCTCCAATCTTCTTAACTGCTGTAACTAATAAAATAATTCCACTAATTATAGCTATAATCGGACATGAATTTAAGGCTACATTTAATAATACTTGTGCAGCTGCAGCTGCTTTTGTTGCTACTACTGATGCTATTAAAGAAGCATTAACAGATGCATAAGCTACTTTTTGCGCTATTATTTTAGCTGTATTTTTTACCCATTCAACCGAAGATATTACTAATTGTTTAACTTGATTTTTTAATGCTGTTATATTTAATTTTATGGCTTGTGTTAAATTAGAAAAAGTTGAAATCGGATTTTTAGCTTCTTTTCCAAAAGACTTTAAATTTCTTATAACAGTTCCACCAATATAACTTGCAAAACTCTTGATTGTATCAAAAGCTTTTCCTCCAATTGTTTTTGTCCATTTTCCAAATTTAGTTATATTATCTGATAAGTTAACACCTAACCCATATAGCTTGTATAATAGTCCGCCTAACTTAGTAGTTGTATCACCTAACCCTGTTATTATATTATTAAACTTCCATGCTCCCCATAATACCAAGAAAACTTCTAATGCCACATGACATTTTTCTATAACTGTAAGTACTGCTTTAATTGCTGTTGCTACAATATCTAATGTTAATGCTACAGCTCCTATAATTGCACTACCTACCCAACTATTCATAAATGCTGTAATAAATTTAATTGCATCTTTCATAACTTCTGCTAGTATCGTTCCAATTAGTATAACAATATCTCCTATAACATTTATAAAAGCTTGTCCTCCTAGCTCTAAGAACTTATTAAACCAATTACCAGCACTTATAATAAAATCTCTTACAGCTATTGATAGACTATTCATAGTATCTATAAACTTTCTTGTATACGGATTGTTATCTGGGTTAATGTGTCTCCATAAGTTACCTAATGCAACTAATATATTTCCACCTATCTGTAAAGCTACTCCACCGACTGCTATTCCTATTTCAGCCATGTGTTGTATAAATTCTTTTCCACCATGATTCCATACAGATATTAAAAGATTTTTAAGTTCATCACAGCTATATCCAAATGCTCTTTTGAAATAATCCCATTTAGATAAAAACCAATCTCCGTAATTATCCCAAGCTTTCTTTAACGGACTTAATAGCTCTGATAATATTTTATTTACCTTTTCATTTAAGGCTGTAAGTGAATTTTCAGTAGCTGATGTGTCAATTGCTGGTGATGAAATACTTCCTATTCCACTACCACTTCCTGAACCACTATCAGAATCACTACTAGAATTAACTTTATTTATTTCATCAATTCCCATTAATGCTTCTACTTTTTTCTTTGCTTTATCTGCTGAAGAACCAACTCCATCAGTAGCACTACTTAAATCATTCATAGCATCTGTAGATGAATCTATTCCACTTGTTGCATCTCCAAAAAAACTATTTCCTCCACTACCACTGCTTATATTAAATCCTATTGCACTAAGTACGGAGTTAAAAGTATTAGCCATTTGTACTAGCTTAGCCATTATTTTATTAATTACATTAATAACTGGAGTTAATACTGCAATTAATCCTTGCCCTATACTAGCTTTAAAAGATTGAAATTGTAAACTTAATAATCTTACTTGGTTTGCCCAACTATTAGAAGTTCTTGCAAAGTCTCCATTAGCTGCTGATAATGTTTCTGTTACATATGCAAGTCTTAAAGCAACCTTTTCTTGCTGATTCATTTTACTGGTTGTTTTCCCATATCCATTTGCTAATGCATATTGATCCAAATTTGCTTCTGTCATTACAACCCCAAGTTCTTTTAAAGTTTCGGTTTCTCCAGTAAATACAGATTTAAGTTTTGTGTAAGCCTCGCTTTGGGCAATGTTATAAAAAGATGCTACATCTCCCGAAAGATTTGTAAGAGTCTCTGCCATCTTTTCAGCACTTTCAACAGTAAATCCCATAGACTTAGCCATTGCTCCAAAGTTACCCATGTATTGTTTGGCCATAGTCTCTGAAAGCCCTACCGTTTTCCATGCGTTTTTCGCAAACTCATTTACCTTATCACTCATACTTCCAAATGTTACATCAACAACGTTTTGAACTTCTTGAAGATCTGAACCTAAATCTAAACATTCTTTTGTAAATCTAGATATAGCTGTAATAGCAAAAGCTCCAGCTATCATTTTCCCAATTTTATTAAATGTTCCACTAATTTTATTTAAACTGCTATTAACACGAGTAGTCATATTATCAACTTTACTTTGAACTTGTGCTATTTGAGTATTAAACTTTTGGTTATTGGCGCTAATGATAATCTCCAATTCTTCTAATGTCAATTACCCCTCACCTCCATTCATCTGTTTATTTACTCTTTCAGCAAACTCTCTCATTCTTTGTTTGTGAGTTTCCATTTGAGCTTTTTTCTTATTTTCTTCATTGATTTTACTTTCTTTTTCAAATATATCTCCAAACATATCTAAGAACTCTATAGGTTTACTCTTTTCACTTAATATACAAGCTGTACCATTCGTTATTAATATTGCTAATCTGTATACCATATCTGCTGAATCTTTTCTTTTTATTTCTCTTCTTCTTAAAAATGAATCCCTATACTCTGTTAATTCCTTTATTGTCATATCATAAAATTCATTAACACTTATTCCACAATCCAAAGCATCTTTAAATAAATACTTTTCAATAAGCTCTGTATAAGTTTCTGGTTGTTTATTAAAAAACGGGGAAGTAGTTTTATCACTATCTTCCCCTACTTTAAATTTTCTAGTGCTTCTTCTGGAGTGCCTAATATTCCACTTTCAGTTAATAAATCCATTATTTCATTAAATAAATCTAATTGTGTTTTACCTTTTTCTATATATTCATCTACTAAATCACAAGTTTTACTGAATGTCATTCCATGATGAAACTTTTGCAATGCTCCCCATAATATAGTTACGCAATACTTTAAGCTAGGCATAGGAATTTTATTCATTTTGTCTGTTTTTAAATTCCCTTTTTCATCTACATCAACATTTGAGCTTGCTAATGAAAGTATTTCATCTAGAATATTTCCTCCTAATTTATCCTCTATAAGAATAGTTGCATTTGTATTTAGTTTTAATTGATACTCTTTTTCTCCTACTGTAAATACTTTAAATGCTGCCATTTAATCATTCCTCCTTAAATTTGTATAAAATAAAGCACCTACTATTTACTAGTAAGTGCTTCTAATATATTTTTTTATTTTTTTGTTTCTTTAACTTCTACTTCTGATGCTAAAGACAAGGAAGCTCGTTCTACTGGGTCTGTTACGTCAATTCCACTTTGTAGTGCTAGATTTAAAGTAAATTCCATAGCACTATTTACAGAACCTCCTCCAAGCTTAATTGAACATTGTGCTCTGAATAAAAATTTTGTTCCATCTGGATAAGTTTGCTCAAAATCAACAACAGTTTTATCATTTGCTAATTTTCTTAATACTCTATATGGGCTGTTTTCAGATGTATTGCTATAATTAAACTTATATGCTAAATCTCCATAATCTCCTATTCCATATTCATATTGCTTTGTTGTATCACTCAAACAAGTTACATCTATTTTTTCTGGATCTTCTCCCATTTCTGGTACTTCTTTTAACCCTTCTAGATTTGTATAAGTACTTCCTGTAGTTTTATATCCTAATTTAATACCATTTGCTAACATATAACATCCTCCTTAATTTCTTTGGTATACTATAAATGTTTTTATATCAACAAGCCCTTCATATCTAAGCACTTTATGTTTTAAACCACTTGGCGTTGGAGCATCTTTGCAAAATGTTCTTCTTAATCCAAGTTGAGTTATTGCTTCATCTATTTTTAATGCAATTTCTGAAGTGCTTCTATCATTCCATATATCTATTCTATATACAATCCTACAAATAGCTTCTTTATCATCTGCTATTCTATAAGTAGAATTATCTTCTTCTGAATAAGTTACAGCAGGTAGTTTACTCCAATTATTCGGATATTCTTCAGTTACTGTAATTCCTTCGACTTCTTTTAATTTTTTATAAATTATAGGCTTAAAATTAACCAAATTATCACCTACTATTACATATTCTTTTTATTTCTTTATTTATTTCGTATCTAATTATATTACCTATATTTTTTTCTTTTCCCACTACTGCTGGGTACATATAAGGTTGTGCTGCTTGTCCTTCTGAATAGTAAAAATCAACTCCCCCAATGGTAACAAGTTTAAAATGATATTGCTCTGCTACTGCTGGTTCAATTTCATCCGCTGGAATATACCAACCATCTGATTTATAAGTTATTTTACTAGCTAATTTAGAAGCAACTCCTCCACTTTCTGCTCCTACTGGTCCCGTTCCAAACTCTACATAAGCTGCATACTCATGATTGGTAACAACTCTACCTTTGGTTTTCTTACCATCCTTTTCAACCATTTCAAAATGAATTGAATCTCTTAATGTATCATCACTTAAGCCACTTTCAGGACAATAATCTTTAGAATATCTTTCTATTGCCTTTCCCGCCCTTTCTACGGCGTTTTCAAATACAGCCTCACTATTACCACCTAATTCATCAAGCTTCCTCATAAGCCTTTTTACATTAGTTATAGCCATTATATCCTCTCCAATTCTATTAATTGGTGTGAATATGGTTTAATTGATATTATCTTATAGTCTGGTTTGCTATCTTTATCTACATAAACACATATTCCATCACCTTCCTTTAATTTTTCTGAGCCATCATAAAGCATATTCTGTATATAATTTAATCTCTCACCATAAATTTCAGCTTGTAGTTTTCCACTAGCTGGATATATATTTGCTTTTATTTCAATTGGTTCAGAATAATCAGCATACATATTACCTTCGTCATCTTCGATAGTTGTTTTTTTCTTAAGCCAGTAAGTCTTTTTATTCTTTATTCTCATTGGCTAATTTCACCGCCTTTAATCTTCTATATGAGTTTAACCTTCTTTTAATATTTTCAGGAATATCAGTGCTATAACTTACAGTTATCCCTCCCTCACTTCTAGAAGATTCTGCTTCGCTTCCTAGTCTATTATAGTAAATAATTGCTAGTTCTCTTTGTAATCCAAGCATACGTGGTAATAATACATCCCTATTGCAGTAATCTAATATTTCGAATTCTGCATCTTCTAATAGTTGCTCCAATAAAGCTATATCTTCTTCATTTAATCTGACTTTTAGCTTTTCTACTTGCATTTATTCACCCCTAAAAAATAAGAGAGTAAATACCCTCTTATCCTAATACTCTTGTTGCTAACTCTGGATACATTGTTTTATAACCATAAAGAACATCCATTGAAAGCATCTCTTTTTTATGCTTCATGTCATATCCTCTTACAACTCTTAATGTAATCCCATTATAAGAAGTAACATAAGCTTCAACCCCTGCTGGTGTATTTAGTGGTCTAGTTACAAAAGCAAAAGCCATAGGATTGAATGCTAGATTAGCAGTGTGACTAGAAACTAATGTTACCACTGTATCATCTGCAATCTCTGGTAAAGCTGGATATACCTTAACTGTTGCAATTGCATTTGATGAAGCCTCCTCTGTATTTTCTGTAACAACGTAATTATTCTTTTTAATTGTTAATATATCACCCCTTAATAGTTTTCCTGTTAAAGTAGTTCCATCAATAGAAAGAGTTTTTGCTCCTTCATTAACTTTGCCATTAACTTTTATACCTGTAGCAGCCGTAATCCCTGTATTATGTTGTTTTATACCTTGTGCCATATAGTTATCTAATCCAAATACACGACCAATAGACCCTTCTCTTAATGCAGTTACCGACCCACTCTTTTCAGCATTAACAATTGCATCTATTGTGGTAAAATTAGCATCTGCTTCTGGATCCCATACAGCTATACGGTTAGCTACTGGAACTTTATTTGTATTTAACATTTTTCTTACATCTGCTAAATCTTTCAATGTTGATGGTGTTGTTCCAGCCTTACCTACTGCATAAGGTATATCTTTATATAAGAATAATCCATCTGAATTAATCTTTTCTGCTAAAGCAACTGCTGCTGGTTCTAAGAATAATCTATTTAGATCATCTACATTAGTTGCTCTTTGAATTGCTCCAAATTCAATATCAACTGTTGCAAGTTTATCTAATGTTACATCTACTGATTCTTCTTTAACATCTTGTGCTGAAGTTCCTTCTATTTCATCAAAGTCCTTTGCAGTTAAAATAACTGGCTTTTTAACTTGTATCGTTGCTCCTTTACCAGCTACAAAATCATCACTAAAATCTTTATGAATTAAGTTAGGAAAAACTAAGTTTTCAATTAATCTTGGTAATGTTTGTCTCGCTATTTCTTTTACTGTAATAAATCCATTTGCCATTTAATATTCCTTCTTTCTTTACTTAATTATTTGTTATTTTTTATTTTTATAAGTAGCTGCATAATATTCAGCATCACTCATCTTGCTATAATCTACTATGTTTTTTTGTCCACCTCTTTGTGGTTTTCCACCTCTTAATCTTTCATTTACAGCATTCTCTATTGCTTCATTGAAAGCTGTCTCTATTGCTTCAATACTCTTAATGCATGTTTCTGCATTTTCATAAATAACAATTTCAGCTAATGATTTAGGTAAATTCTTTTCAGTTAAAAGAGTATCTGCTTGAACTTTTAACTCCCTAGTATTTAGTTCCTTTTCCCTTCTTTCTATATCTGCAACTCTTTTCTCTTCTTCATACTTAGCTTTTTGTTCTGCTGTCATCTTTGCAACTTTTTCTGCTTCTGTTTTAACTTCATCAATTTTAGTTTTAGAATCAGCCTCCCATTTTGCCCTTTCTGATTTAATTGCTTCTGACATTCTCTTTTCAAATTCAGTTTGATAGTTACTATCTTTTAATATGTCATCAAAAGATTTTTGCCCTCCATCTGAGTTTTGATTATTACTTTGATCTCCTGCTTCTGATGATACTCCACCATTACCAGTTCCATCATCTAAATCTAAAAATGGTCTAGAAAATTTACCTAATCCAAATAACTGTAGGTTCATAATTAACTTTCTTTTCAACTTTTTCTCCTCCTCATATTAAATTTATTTACTTCCACAGTTTTAAGCCTTAAGCAAGTTTTGGGCATAATAAAAAGCCTTAGTTTCCTAAGACTTAATTATTCTTTCAACTTTATAATTTTCCCATTTCTTATAAGCATCTACATACATTTCTTTTTTATCTCCATTGTATGTACACTCATAATACATTCCATCAAATAAAGTAGTACTAAGTAGTGCTTTATTATTTTGCAGCGTTTTACAACTCCATACCATAAATACATTGTCTGTTGTAATTTTCTTTTTATCTGTTTTATCTAAATGTCTATTGGTATAATCACATACCTCTTGTTTGCACC